CGCCGCTGGATCGTGATCCGGCGGTTGAGCTTGCCCGCGGCGAGGGTCACGGCTCGATCCGCTTGTATGGCAGCAGCAGGCGGGCCAGAGCGCGGTTGTCGGTCAGCGGCTGGCCAGCGACCGAAGCCTCGCGGTTCGCGTACAGGTCGCCGACGATCAGCAGCATCGCCGCCTTGAGGGCGGCCGGCACCGACGCGGCGTCGGCGTACCCGACCTTGTAGACCACCGTCACCGATTCCCGCTGCTTGCGCGCGGTTGGCCAGTCGATGCCGTAGGCGGGCGAGATCCGGGCGGGATCGGACGGAAGGTTCGCGATGTAGGCGCCGGTGCCCAGCGTCTGCTCGATGCCGTCCGAGTCGGTGTACTTGACCGACGTCACCTCGCTCACCAGACCGCCCGGAAGGAAGATGCGGTCGTCACCACGCTCCGATGCCCGCACATCGCCCAGGCACACACGCGGAAACGCGTCGAGGCGCAGCGTCCACGACTGGAGCAGGACCGCACGCTCGCACACGTCCTCGACGTGCTGGCGCGCGGCCGTGATCAGGCCGGAGATCAGCGCGTCCTCGGCGGCGGCGTCCGCGTCGACGCGCAGATGCGTCTTCGCTTCGGCCAGCGTGATCGGCTCGCCGGTCGGCGGCGTGGTGACGGACCAGGTCATGCCGAGGCCTTCGCTTCCTTGGCCGCCCGGATCGCTTTCATCGCGTGCGGGTGGGTGTCCACGAAGCCGGCGGCATGGGCGGCGTCAGCCTGCGCGCGCGGCAGTTGGATGATGTCGTCGTGCTTGCCGTAGACGCTGTCGTAAAGGACCGCGCACTCGACCAGGTCGACGGGCTCCAGGGGTGTTTGCTCCTCGGGCAGGAACGACGGGCCGCCCAGCTCGACCACCGCGTGGTCGATCAGCTGGTCGCGCTCGGTTTCGGGGAGCGCGTTCCACTCTGCGACGGAAAGACCGGAGACGGTAAACGCCTCGCGGACGAAGTCGCCGAGCTGGTATTCGTGATCGGCAATCAGGAGCGTCGCCGGATGGATGTTGGAGCCGAGCAGCGCTTCCTGCGGCGACTCGCCGGGCGCCGGCGCGTTGTTTGCCGGCGGGTTCTTCTTTCCCATGGGTTCTTCCTCACGAAAGCGGGCGACCCGAGGGCCGCCCGCTGCTGGTGGGACCGTGACCGGTTAGGCCGCGGCGCCGTGCTTGAAGGTCTTCACCGCGCCGCCGACGTCGACAAAGTTGCCGCCGGAACGCATCCAGGCGAGGAAGCCCACCTGGCCCTTCTTCGTGTAGGCCGAATCCGCGAAGCGGAACAGCTGGATCTGCATGACGTCGCGGATCTTGTAGTAGCTGAAGTCGCCGTAGGCGATCGACACCGCGTCGGCCGCGGGGGCGGTGCAGTGCTGGTTCACCTGGATGTCGCGGTTCAGCAGGCGATCCGGAGCGCCGCCCGGGTTGCCCTGCTCGTAGCCCGGGACGAAGATCGGGCGGCCCTGGTCGTCCTTCACCTTGCGGATCAGCTTCAGCATGTCGTCGTGGAACATCCACTTCGCGTTCGCACGGTACGACGGGTCGACGCTGTGCTCGAGATCGACCAGGTCGTCGTAGGTGATCGCCGCGACGGCGCTGACGGCACCCGTCTTGCCGACCGGAGCCGCCACCATGATGCCGAACGGCTGGTTGGTGCCGGTACCAATGGTGAAGTGCTTGTTGGTGATGCGGCCCAGACGGGTCTGCAGGCGCTTGCGGATGAATCCCTCGATGTCAGCCGAGCTGTCCTGCAGCAGCTCGAACGGCACGGTGATCACCTTCGAGCTGTACTTGTAGACCGGCAGGCCCTTGGTGCCGAAGTCGGCGTCGTCGTCGGTGGCCGACTGGTTCTCGCCGATGATCTCGCCTTCCTCGCTGGTGCCGTCCGAGGTCGGGAAGCTCATCGGGTTGCCCGAGCTGGTGCGGATCACGTCCGCCACCTGGCGCATGCCGCCGTAGGTCTTCAGCGCCTCCAGGATCGACGAGGCGACCGTGGTCGGGACGGTGTAACCACCCTCGCTGTCGGTCGTGGTCGACATCGTGTTGCGAACGGCCTCCCACTCTTCGGCGGTGAGGTTCTTGTCGCCGCCGCGCGCCCACTTGTCGAAAATCAGGACCTGCGGATCCTTGGCGTTGTCGATGTCGCGCTCGCGGCCGCCGGCCTCGCGGAAGTGCTTCTCGGCGCTCAGGTCGAGCAGCTTCTGCTCGCGCGCGATGGCCGCGTCGATCCGCTCGATCTCGGCGGTGTTCTCGTCGTACTTGGCCTGGTGCTCCTGCTTCCAGGAAGCGCCCGGGTTGTTGTCCAGAAGGTTGCGGGTTTCCTTTGCCAGCGCGTTACGGCGCTCCCGCTCGGCCTGCATGTTGAAAGCCATGGTTTTAGATCCTCGTGGCGAAAAAAAACCGCCTTGCGGCGGCGAGGTAGCTGCGTGGCGGGAGCCGCTTACGCAGGGGCGCGCTCGAGCAGCGAGAAACGCCGCTCCAGCTCGTTCCGAAGGGCGGCGACGCGCGGGCCGTCGTCCTCGCTGTCGGGTTGCGTCAGCGCCTTTGGCGCGTTCTTGTAGGCGGACAGGTTCCAGGCGTTGGACGTGCGCTTGCCGACCACCTCCACCGCGCGATCGGCGAAACCGTTCTCCACGGCCTCGTCGGCTGTGAACCAGGTCTCCTCATCCATCCAGGTGGCGATCTGGTCGCTCGCCTTGCCGGTGCGCGTGGCGTAGTCGCGTGCGAGCCCTCCGTCGATCTTCTCCAGCAGGTCCGCCGTGCTGCGCATGTCGCCCTTGTTGCCGATGGCGATCGTCCAGGCGTTGTGGATCATGAAGCCGGCTCCCTGAGTGATCTCCACCTCGTCGCAGGCCATGCAGACGCCGGTCGCCGCCGAAGCGGCGAGGCCGTCAACGTGCGCGATCGTCTTCGCCTTGTGCTGGGCGATGGCGGTCATCATCGAGCGCGCGGCGAACACGTCGCCGCCGGGGGAATCGATGCGGAAGTGGATCGTCTCGACGTCGAGGGACGCCAGCTGCTTGGCGAACTCGGTCTCGTCGATGTCGCCCCACCAGCCACCGATCACGCCGTGCCGGTAGATCGTGGCCTCGGAGCCGGAGGTATCAGCGCGCAGCGGCTTGGAAGCCGCAGCGTTGTCACGCGCCAGCTGCAGCAGCTTGAGGGTCTTCATTTGTGGTCTCCTGCGAGCCGCCGCCAGGGGCGGGATTGTGATTTGGGTCCGGCTGATAGAGCTCATTGCCACCGGGTACGGGTGGCAGATTCTTGAGGCGCCGCACCTCATTGACGGTCATCCAGCCCTGCGCACCGGGACCGCCCAGCGCCTTGCCGAAGTACTCGGCCTGCGCCTTGGAATCGCCGGCCAGCAGCCCGTCGACGTTGTGCTCGACGAAGTAGCGGCTGGTCCGGAAGAGCTTGCGGTTCAGCTCCTGCTTGATGCGGTTGAGATGCGGCCCGAGCGTGTACTGCACGAAGCCGATGCTCTGCTGCTCCAGTCCCGATCCCCAGCTGGTCGTCTTCGTGGTCTCGCCGATCATGTGCGGCGGCACGCGGAACGCGCGGGCGATGTCGATCACCTGCCACTGCCGCGACTCCAGCAGCTGCTGGTCGACCGCGGACATGGTCAGCTCCTTGATGTCGAGCCCTTCGGTCAGGATGAGCGGGATCGCGTTCGGGCCGTTGCCGCTGTACTTGCGCACCCAGGCCTCGCGGAACTCCTCCTGCTGCTTGGGCTTCATCTCGCCCTTGGCTTGGATCGCTACCTCGGGCTTGCCGCCCTGGCTGAAGAACTGGCCGGCATGCTCGTCGCCCTTGATCGCGATCCCAATGCCGTTGCGCGCACCCCATTGGATGACCGACATCGACTTGCAGCCGTCGAAGCCGAAGCCGGGGAAGTGCAGCACGTCGTCCTGATGGGCGCCGAAGTAGCCTTGCTCGTCCTGGAAGAAGTAGCGCAGCTGCACCGGGTCTTTCGGATTGCCGGTCAGCACGCGTTCGATGCCGACCTTCGACCGCGGCCACGGAATGATGCCTGTGACCGCGCCGGCGCGATTGCGCGCAAGGTAGGAGATGCCATCGGCACGCAGCAGCATCTGCGTCAGCATGAACTCCCAATAGGCCTGGGACGTCCACGCCGAGCAGGGCTGCTCGTTCAACATCCACCAGTAGTCGTGGTCCGCACGCACGCGGGTTTCCCCGTCGCGCTCGTAGACCGGCAGCGGCAGCATGGCGATCGAACCGGCGATCAGGCTCACGCAGCTGTACACGGCCGAGACGCGCATGGCGGTCCTATCCGTGACTGCAGCACCTGCTGGGGTCGCACCTTCACCGAAAATCTCGAACATGCGGATGTCCGAGGAAGACACGGTTTCTCCGTCGGCAAGATTTCCGATCACCGGCTCGACACGCTGACGCGCCGGCGCCCTTTCATTTCCGAGCACCCAGTCCAGCATCAGTCGATCTCCACAAAGCCCTGCTTGATGAGTCCCGGCCCTGTGGACGGGTTGAGCTGCATCAGCGAAACCGCATTGAATGTGGCCATGAGCGGGTCGATCTTGGCCGTACCGCTGGCCTGCTTGGTGATGTTCACGGCGTTGGCAACCGGAACCACCTTGGCGTTACCGACGCACCAGGCCATGAGCTGCTGCCCGCCATGCACCATCGTTCCCTCGGCCAGCCGGCGCTCTGCGGTCTTGATCGCGCCTGAGAGCTTCCAGCCCTGTGAGATGCCAACCACTTTCTCTTCCGGCACGCCGGCGTCGGCCAGCGCATCAAGGATTCCGCCCAGTCCTGCCGGGTCTACTCCCACCTTGTCGAGCTTCCTGGTCTCCTCGACCCGAGCTGCGATCTCTGCGACCTCGTCTACGTCTTGACCGATCAGATCGACCAGCGTGAGGTCGCCGGCCTTGGCGAAGTCGTGCAGCCGCGGCGCGATCTCCTTGCGCCGCTCGAGCACTGACGGATGGGCCCAGGCGTGGGCCCAGTGCAGCCATTCCTTCGTCTCGGCGTGACGGCCAAGTACCGTCAGGCCGAGCAGGTCGTCCAGGCCACCGCCGTCGATGCCGATGTCGATAACTTCGGACTGCTCGAGCAGCACGTCCAGCGTGAGCCCTGGTCGGGCCTGCTGCTCCCAGAAGTCGGCGCCGGCCCACCGGTCGGACCGCAGG